ATGGTGTCGGCCTATGCCGCCCGCTTGCGCCTGACGCTGGCCCCCGACACGGTCCCTGTGGCCGCCGACAATGGCGGCGAACTGGAGGCGGCGATCGAAGTGCTTGGCCTGATCGCGCTCAAGGGCACCCAAAAGTTGGGATTGGGGAGAGACAGGGCCGCACGAGGTGCTGGCGAACGGTGCCGCATCGATGTTGATCCCGATTGCAATGAGTGATGTCGGTCCCGGCGCGCTGGTCCTGTTCCGCATGGCCCCGCGCGCCATCGCCAAGCATGTCGGCATCCTGACCACCCCTGACCGCTTCATCCATTCCTACGAACGGCTTGGTGTCGTCGAGGAAATTCTGACCCCGACATGGCGGCGGCGTATCGCTTTCGCCTTCCTGTTCCCCAAACGCTGAGACCTCAAACACATGGCAACTCTTGTTCTCGGTGCCGTCGGCTCCGCAATCGGTGCTGGCTTCGGCGGTGCCATCCTCGGCTTTTCTGGTGCTGCCATCGGTGGCTTCATCGGCTCGACCATTGGCTCTGTCGTTGACAGCTGGATCGTGTCTTCACTTGCACTGGCACAGCGCATCGAAGGTGCGCGGCTGGACAGCTTGCGCATCACGTCCTCGACCGAGGGGGCCGTGATCCCGCGCCTCTTTGGCCGGATGCGCATCGGCGGCAACATCATCTGGGCCACCGATTTCCGCGAGGAGACCAAAACCACCAGCCAAGGCGGCGGCAAAGGTGGCGGGCCAAAGGTCAAAACCACGGAATATCTTTACTACGCCAGCTTTGCGGTGGCGCTGTGCGAGGGGGAGATCACCGGTATCGGCCGCGTCTGGGCAGACGGCAAGCCCATGGATATGACCGGCGTCACCTGGCGCTGGTATCCCGGCGACGAGGCGCAAAGCCCCGATCCCTTCATTGCAGCCAAGATGGGCGCGGCCAACACCCCCGCCTAGCGTGGCACTGCCTATGTTGTGTTTGAGGAACTGAACCTCAGTGGTTTCGGCAATCGCCTGCCGCAGATCAGTTTTGAAGTGTTAAGGCCCCTCGCGGATCCGGACACCGCCGAGGGGCTGGTCAAAGCCGTCACGCTGATCCCGGCCTCCGGCGAGTTCAGTTATGCCACCGCGCCGGTAAAGAAATCCACCGGTGCCGGTGGTGCGACCGTTGCCGAGAACCTGAATGCCATTTCCGATACCGCCGATATCGTTGTGGCGCTGGATCGTTTGCAATCGATGGCACCGGCGGTGGAGAGTGTGTCGCTGGTGGTTGCCTGGTTCGGTGATGATCTGCGGGCAGGCAATTGTAAGGTCCGCCCCGGCGTGGAGGTTGCGGCCAGGACGACGACGCCCTCTGCTTGGGTTGTAAATGGCGTCACGCGCGCGGATGCCTTTCTGGTCAGCAGAGATGCGGAGGACCGCCCGGTCTATGGCGGAACACCGGCGGATTTCGCGGTGGTGCAGGCGATCAAGGAAATGAAGGCGCGTGGCCTGCGGGTGACCGTCTATCCGTTCCTGCTGATGGACGTGCCGCCCGGAAACGCCCTACCGAACCCTTATTCTGCAAACGCAGCAGCTGCTGGCCAGCCGACGTTCCCTTGGCGCGGGCGCATCACCTGTTCTCCCGCGGCTGGCTATGCTGGATCGGTGGATAAAACTGCCGCAGCGGCCGCGCAGGTGTCCGCGCTGTTCGGCACCGCCAGCCCTGCCAACTTTGCCGTATCGGGCGAAACCGTCAGCTGGACCGGTTCCGTGGGCGAATGGTCGCTGCGCCGGATGATCCTGCATTACGCGCTGCTGTGCAAAGCGGCGGGCGGCGTCGATGCCTTCCTGATCGGGTCCGAAATGCCCGGCCTCACCACGATCCGGAGCGGGACGAGCACCGATCCTGCCGTCACCGCTTACAAGTCGCTCGCTGCGGCTGTGCGGACCATCCTCGGCGCTGGGCCCAAGATCGGCTATGCCGCCGACTGGTCGGAATACTTCGGCCACCAACCGGGCGATGCCAGCGGTGATGTGTATTTCCACCTCGACCCGCTCTGGTCGGATGCCAACATCGATTTCGTCGGCATCGATAACTACATGCCGCTGTCGGATTGGCGCGATGGCTTCGATCATGCCGATGCGGCGCTGGCACCGGCGATCTACGACCGTGCCTATCTGCAGTCGAACATCACCGGCGGCGAAGGGTTTGACTGGTTCTATGCCAGCGCTCTGGACCGGACGACGCAAACCCACACACCGATCATGGATGGCGCGGCAGCAAAACCATGGGTGTTCCGCTTCAAGGATCTGCGCGCTTGGTGGCAAAACCCGCATTTCAACCGCCCCGGCGGAGTGGAGAGCGGCACGCAAACGGCATGGGTGCCACAGTCAAAACCGGTCTGGTTCACAGAGCTGGGCTGCCCGGCGATTGATCGCGGCACCAACCAGCCCAACGTGTTTTTCGATCCGAAATCGTCCGAGAGCTTCACGCCCTACTTCTCTCGCGGCTGGCGGGATGATGCGATCCCGCGCGCCTATCTCGAGGCCAGCTTTCTTTTCTGGGGCGCGTCGGCCAACAACCCCGTGTCTTCGGTCTACGGCGACCGCATGGTGCATGTACCCGAATGCGCCGCCTGGACCGGGGATGCCCGGCCCTATCCGTTTTTCCCAGAGCTGAACGATGTCTGGACCGATGGGCCAAACTGGCGGCTAGGACATTGGCTGACTGGAAGGCTGGGCGCAGTATCCTTGGCCGCGCTCGTGCGGCACCTCTGCCTGCGCGCTGGCCTGCCTGACGAACTGATCGACGTCTCCGGCCTTTGGGGCGCGGTCGAGGGCTATGTCATATCTGCACTGGAAGCCCCGCGTGCGTCGATTTCCACGCTGGCGCGACATTTCGGTTTCGATGCGGTCGAGAGCGAGGGGCGCATCAAGTTCCTGATGCGGGGCCGGATCGCCAGCGCCATGGTCTCGCCCGACACCATGGTGGCCCCCACCTCGGCGCAGGGCGACGTGATGGAACTGACGCGCGCACAGGAAACCGAATTGCCGCAGGCGCTGAAATGGCAGGTCGCGCGGGCGGACGAGGATTACGACGCAGCCCAAGTCGAAGCGCGGCGCATCACCGTCGATACAACCCGGATCGCCTCGGAAAGCTTTCCGATGGCGATCCCGCCAGAAGAAGCCGAACGCCGATGCCGTCGCGCGCTGATGGAGGCATGGGTTGGACGCGAAAGTGCTGTGTTCCGGCTGCCGCCTTCGCGCCTGGCGCTGGACCCGTGCGATGTGATCCTGCTCGACCACGATGGCCGCCTCACGGAAATGCGGCTTGTGTCCATTGCGGACTCCGACCTGCGAAGCATCGATGCTGTCCGCCAGGATCGCGCGGTCTATGACTTGCCGCCTGGCGAGCCTCGACCTGCATCCTTGTCGACGCCGACCGTGTTCGGCGCACCGGATGTGATCCTGATGGACTTACCACAGTTGCGCGAGGACCAGCCCGCGCACCGCCCCATGGTTGCAGCCCATGCCAAGCCATGGCCAGGCGAAATCGCCGTCTACCGCAGCGCCGCGACGGACGGCTTTGCCCTGCTGACCACGTCTCAGTCGCGAGCACGCATGGGAGTGCTGGCAGCGGATTTCTTCGCCGGGCCGGCGTCGCGTTTTGATCTGGGCAACCCGCTGGTGGTTGACCTGTATTCCGGCAGGCTGGAAAGCGTCACGGACATCACGCTGCTGGGTGGGGCCAATGCGCTGGCCGTCGAAACCGGCGCTGGGCAGTGGGAGGTCGTCCAAGCCGGAAATGCTGAACTCATCGCACCGGGACGATACCGGCTAACCCGGCTGTTGCGCGGTCAGCGTGGCACCGAAGGGGCCATGGTCAGCATGGTACCGACTGGCACGCGGGTGGTTGTTCTCGATACGGCCGTGGCCACCCTGCCCATCAGCGAGGCCGATCTTGGCTTGCCATGGAACTGGCATCGGCCCGGCCTCTCGACCGGTCAGCGACGAGACCTTTATTGCCGCAGCTTTTACCCCCGAAGGCGCGGGGCTGCGGCCTTTCTCGGTCGCACATGTCGAACAGCCATGGCGCTTTGCCCGCAGCCCGGGCGACTTGACGATCCGCTGGAAACGCCGGTCGCGGTCGCTGGCGGCCGACAACTGGGGTGCGGGCGATGTTCCTTTGGCAGAAGACAGCGAGGCCTATGAGGTGGACATTCTGGACGGGTCAGTTGTCAAGCGATCCTTGACGACTGCAACGACCAGCGCGCTCTACACCGCCGCCCAGCAAACCGCTGATTGGGCCGCGCTGCTTGGCCCCAACGATCACCTGCAGCTTCGCATCTACCAGCTTTCGGCCCTGATCGGCCGGGGCGCTGGGCAATCCGTCACCCTTACCTTCTGAAGGCAGCCATGTCCGACATCACCACCCATCTCCTGCTGCCATACATCCTGGCATCGCAGGCCCAAAAGCATGTCACCCACAACGAGGCGCTGCGGCTGCTCGATGCCATGAACCAGCTGTCGGTCCTTGATCGCACGCGCACCACTCCGTCTGCCAGTCCCGCTGACGGTGATCGGCATATCGTGGCCAGTGGGGCCACCGGGCTGTGGGCCGGTCGGGATCTGAACGTGGCCTTCTGGGTCGACGGCGTCTAGATGCGGCTGGTCCCGCGCCCGGGCTGGCTGGCCTGGATCGCGGATGAGGCTGCCTTTGTTGTCTGGAATGGCACCAACTGGGATGCGGTCGGCGAACCGGTGGATGTGTCTGATGCCATCTTCAGTCTGGTGAACAACGCTGATCCAACGAAGAAGGCGACGTTTTCTTTGTCTGGCATCACCACCGGCACAACGCGAACCTTCACTCTGCCAAACACGTCATCGGAACTGGCAATCCTTGCAGGCACCCAAACGTTCAGCGGCAACAAGACCTTTTCCGGCACCCTGACGGCGTCGGGCACGGTGACAGTATCGGCGGCCGTGGCAAACATCGGCACGGCAACCACGACAGCAACCTATGGGATGGGAACCGGGGCTTCGAGCACCGGGGTCACCAAGACGCTGAATCTCGGCACCAGCGGCGCATCCGGATCAACCACGGTCGTCAACATCGGGTCAGCCACCGCAGGGGCGGGCGGCAGCACCGTGGTGAACACGCCAACGGTCACGTTCGCCAATGCTGTGACACAGGTGGGCATGCCGCAAGCCAACCTAACCGCCCAGCAGCTGGGCCTCGGCGGGGCCACGGCTGACAGTTACAACCGCCTGTCGATCAACGCGCCCGCCATGCTGTTCAACAGCGCCGGTGCCGGGATCGAGGCGACATTCAACAAGAATGCCGCTGGAAACGATGCTGCCGTGGCCTTCAAGACCGGATTCTCGGCGCGGGCGCTGATCGGGTTGCTGGGCAATGACGACTTCAGCTTCAAGGTCAGCCCGAACGGATCGACCTTTTTTGACGCCATCAGGATCGACCGCAACTCGGGCCGGGTTGAACTGCCCAAACCGCTGCACATGCCCAGCCTGCCCGCCGCCCCGGACCCGCCGCCCGCAGGCAAGCTCGCCGTCTATGCCCGGGACCGCGCTGGAGCGGGATGGCTCGATGTGCAGCGCCCCTCGGGCCGGTTCTTTCCGTTGCAGCCGCATTTCGGGGTCAACCGGATCGCGACATGGGCACCCTCAACCAGCACCACGGTCAACACCAACGGCATGCCCCGCACGGCCGTGGGCACCGTGGCGACGCCAACTTTGGCCACCACCAACCTTTCCACCAGCATGCGGCGCTGGCGGGTGACCAGTGCCGCAACAGCCGACGCGGTGGCCGAAGAACGATCTGCAGGCTGGGTTTGCTGGCGCGGCAATGCCGATGGTTTGGGCGGATGGAACTTCGTTAACCGGCTGTCTCTGACGACCCTGCAGGCCACCGGTATGGGCTTCTTCGGGCTTTATGGCTCGACTGCTGCACTCGCCACCACGCTGACATTGGCGGCTGCGGTCAACTGCATCGGCATCGGCTTCCAGCGCGGCACCCATACCAACTGGCAGCTGGTGCACAACGATGGCTCCGGCGCGCCGACACTGACCGATCTGGGCGCAAGCTTCCCGGTCAACAGCCTGAGCAACGTATTGACACTCTATATCGCCGCCGCGCCGAACGGATCCGACATCGGCGTCCGTGTGGTCGAGGAAGTCAGCGGCACGGCCGTCGAGTTCACCATCACCACCGACATGCCCGCCGCCACTCAGCTCTTGAGCCCGCGCAACTACATGAACAACGGCGCAACGGCGGCGGCCGTCGCCTACGACTGCTCCGGCGTTTACGTCGAGACGGATTGTTGAAGGGACATCAACATGACAGAACGAACCACACTGCTACAGGAGGTTGGTGCAGCCTTGCGCGACCACGGCACCACCGCAGCCATCACTGCCCTGATCGGCGGCACGATTGCCCTTCTGGCCGCCGTCACGCGCCGGGTGTTCACCAATGACGCGATGCTTGCACGGCTGGACCGCGAACTTATGGCCGAGCGTGACCGCGTGGATCGGCAGCGCGCCGAAGACCGCAAGGGCGACGCCGACCGGCTGGAGCGCATCGAGACAGATATCCGCGCCATGCGCGATCTGATGTTTGAAGCCTTCCAGCGCGGCCGCACCGACTGACCGACGACCATACCCATCACCAAACCTGTCACCCGACCCGCCCCCGGCGGGCAATGCCCGCCAGATCGTAAAGTCTGCGCGGCATTGCCGCGCGGGGGCGGGTTTTGCATTTCTGGAGACCAACATGCCGACCACGACCTATGCTCATTTCCGCGACGTCCCCGAAAGCGCCTGGCGCTGGCCCAGCTTTTCTCCAGCCGAGATCGCCTGCCGCGGCACCGGGGCGATCAAGATCAACACCGAGGCGATGGACAAGCTGCAGTCCCTGCGTAATCGGCTGGGGAAGCCGCTAATTGTGCGCTCAGGCTATCGCAGCCCGAGCCACAACCGGGCGGTCGGCGGGGCTCCAGCGTCAAAGCACATGCTGGGCACCGCGTTCGACATCGCCATGTCAAACCACGATCCAGCCACTTTCGCCGAGGTCGCCCGCGCCGTGGGTTTTCTGGGTTTTGGCACCTATCCTCGGTCGGGTTTTATGCACGTCGACCACGGGCCCGTGCGCAGCTGGGGCGACCCCTTCGGCATTCGCGCAACACCCTTTGTGCCGGAGTTGGCTCCTGCCCGCGAAGTGCTGGCCGACAGCCGCACCCTGAAAGGCGGCGGCGCCGCAGGCATTGCCACAGTCGGCGCCGCAGCTGTCGAAGTCGCTCAAGACGTCCTGGCGGAAACCCAATCCGCCATTCTGCCCTTGGTGCCATACCTCGACACCCTACGATGGGTGTTCATCGCCGTCGCGCTGATCGGTATCGCCGTCGCCATCCACGCCCGGATCGACGACTGGAAGCGGGGCCAGCGATAATGGGCTGGATCGTCGCAAGTGTCGCCAGCGGCCCTGTGCGCACACCCTGCGCGCACAGGGCTGGGCCTCATGCTGGCGGCCACCACCATCGCCCTATTCCTGCTGAACCTCCGCCGCTCTGGTGAGCAGGCCGGGCCGTCGGCGGAGCGCCTTTCAATATCGGAGCGAACCCATGAAATCCAACGCCAGATGCTGGACGCCGCCAGCCGTCGCCCCCCTGATCGCGATGCTCTGGCTGACCGCCTGCGGCCAGTTCTGACACGCAGGCAGTTTGTCCGCCCGTCGTCGACTAAAGCCCAACAGATCAAGCATGCGCTGCAGCAGAAGTCGCAACGTTATCAGAAGCACCGGAGGTGGTGCGGATGCTGAGCGATTATGCCGTCCTGCGAGATCAGGCGCGTACATGCAGGTGAAAGACGGGCCGGGCAATTGCTCTGGGGGAAACGCCATACGCCTCGACAGCAAGGTCAAACTCAGCCCGTTTCACAGGTTTACGATTTCAAAGAGCGGCGGGGATCCGCTGGGCATGAATAATGGCACGCGGTAGTGCAGTCTGTCACGATTCGAACAAGGCACAATTGTGCACCGTAAGCGCCCCCTCAGTGCAGATTGTTTTCCTTCAGGAAACTGTCACAACAGGCAGAGAGCTACCGTTCACTGCACCCCGCTTCTAGGGCTGCTTTGCCAAAAGACGTATATTTCCCTGATAACGCAGCTATCCACTTAAAGCCTTCCACACTTTGCTGTAGCTCATGCTCAGGAGCGAGACCAGAACGCTCAGCAATGCTTTCAGACTGGTTATTTTCGCCATAACCACCAAGACTTCACAAACATGAACTGTCTTATCGGTGTTTTGACGACAAGAAGCAGAATTCCTATTGATAGCAGGCACCAGATTGCGGCCACCTCATTGGGGTTACTAGTTGTTCCATCCCGGACGTTTGCATTGACGAACGGCGTCTGCCATTGTTCATCGCGCGGGCTACGCTGGGCGAACTGATCGCGGGGCTGGAAGCGCGCGCAACGGGTGGGGCCGCGCCATGATT